GCTGAAGAGCTAGATCTTCAAGAATGGGGTGTTGGTCCCCATTCATCGAGTTTCTCAATGGAGAAGCACGAATTGATTACCATGACTGACGGGAGTTCAAATCAAATAGTAGAAATACCAAATGAGATGGAAGCAACCCGTTATGTGAATGACGCATCAGATAATTCATTGGGTGCATTTCTGGCGAGGCCAGTCAAGATTAATTCTTTTGACTGGACTCCAGGAACTGATATTTCGTTTACAATTGCGCCCTGGGCATTGTTTCTTGCTAATAAGCGAGTTTCAAATAGGGTCGCAAATTTCAAATTGTTTCGAGCCAAGATGCGTATCAAAATTCTTATAAATGGAAATTCTTTTTTCTATGGGAGATTGATGGTGTCTTATTGGCCGCTTGATGCAGTTGATCAAATGACAGTGAATAATGGGCAAGATATTAATAATGTCCAGTTTTCACAAATGCCACGGATTTTTCTCGATCCAACAACGTCCCAGGGTGGAGAAATGACTCTTCCTTTCTTTTGGCCTGCTGATTATCTTGATATAGTTTCTGAAACTGGTGCTTCTCTTGGAGCATTATCTTTTAAGACGCTCACGAGTTTGAAGCATACATCTGGTGATGTTTCGGTTAATACGAGAGTTTCAGTTTCTGTTTACGCTTGGATGGAGGATGTAGCTCTTGAAGCGCCAACAGGATCTAATCCCGTGTTTATTGTGCCTCAATCTACTAATCCCAGTATGCCTGGCGGGGATAGAATTAGTCCGTATGCTATGGGGTGTGATATGACTAGTCAGGCTCCCGTGAATCCTGGTCTCACTTTTTTGGAGCCACGAGGAGTTTCAAATATGGCATTAACGGATTCTGTTGATACCACAAACAAGTTGACCTTTACGACAGGCCAGAATATGACTGTAGATCCGCGTGTTATGGGTCTTGGAGATTTGGATGAGATGACAATAGCTGGTATAGCGTCTCGTGAATCTTGGCTTACCAATTTTGATTGGCCTATTTCAGCTAGTAGAGAGGATCTATTGTGGAATGTCAGAGTTACACCTTCTCTTTGGAATTCGCTCCTGGAAACTACAAATGTGAGGATTCAGATGACAGCTGCATGTGGAGCAGTGTTGCCATTTCGTTATTGGAATGGCACATTTAAGCTTAGGTTGCAGGTTGTATCTTCCGCATTTCACAGGGGAAGATTGGTGGTCGTCTATGATCCTCATAATACTAAAGTTGCAAGGGAAGATAATGTGGCCTATTCACAGATTGTCGATATCTCTGAATGTAGGGATGTGACTTTTAAAGTTGGACCCAATCAGGATCGACAACTAATTGGACATGGTATTCCCACCGAGGCTGCAACTTCTCTGATTTTCGGAACTGGAGCTTTACCGGTATCAACTGCTGGAAATGGTACGCTTGCCATCTATGTTCTTAATGAGTTGGCTATACCCAATGCTTTGCCAGCAGTTAATAATGATATTAAAATTAACGTTTTTGTATCTATGGATGATGACTTTGAGGTTTTTGTTCCTACAGTTGCCTTTTCACAATATACTATTGTTCCCCAATCTACTTCAGTTGATGTGGATACAGATGTGATTGACAGAGTGCAAGTTTCTGATCCTTATGATGGACAAGAATTGCAGTTGGATTCTCCTAACTCTGTTAATAGTAATAGGAACAAAGTCTTCTTTGGTGAGAAGATGGTATCGTTTCGACCAATGTTGAAGAGATATTATCCTTGGGCAGCATTTTTGGTACCAGCTGCTGGTGGAAATTTGCAATCGCAACAAATTATCCACCGGATGTTTCCGGCTTATCGTGGGGCAGTTCCGGGTGCTGTTCATTCGGCTGGTGGAACACCCTATAATTATTTTAATATGACCTTAATGAATTTTCTTGCTCCAGCTTTCCAAGCTTGGAGGGGTTCTATTCGATATAAAGGAAAACCTACCGAGCCAGAAAATAGAAACGTAACATCTTAACAAATCAGAAGTACCGGTGAAGCAGTTCACTATATCCAAAGGAAATCATGGAAAAGAGTTTATAAAAATTTTATGATATGGAAGTTTCAATTCACCGTAATCTGCAAAGGTGAAAGTGAAGAAAACAGAAGTAAAATAGAATTAATGTAGACTAAGAGTAAATGAAATCCTAAAAGACGAAGGTATAATGAAATGCTACTGTCACTTTATTTTGCCATCTTTTACGGTTGGATGTAAACTAACACGCCTATTGCATGGGATAAATGCAGAAGGTACCCTGACCTAGCTTTTTGCTAAACAGATGTGCTTCCACTGCTTAAGTGGTTTTTCGCTTCCCAGTTGACGATGAGTACCGCAGTACTATTTGAGGTTCCATTGTTTCGTTTCTGGTTTTCGTTAAACCTTATTATTTCGTTTATCGGTTTCGTTAAACCCATTCTTTCGTTGGCATGCTACGTTAAATCGGCCGTTATTTTTATAGGCTTTGACCCATACTTACGGAGATACCTTGAGATTTTAGTTCTCGACCTTCACAACAACAAAGCGTTACGCACCGTTGGTTGAGTGTCATTACACTCTTTTGTGTGTTGCTATCGATTACTAATTTTGATACGTCAACTCCGTATGATATTTATGGCAATCTTAGCTAAGTCCGCATTTCAATCGGACCATTGCGCATACGCCCCTATTGCGCTCTTAGTGTTGTAAGACACCTTCATACGGGCATTATCTGTTTTCTTTTAATTACAGCTCCTTCGGGATTCTGAACACATATGGATAACAAACAAACAACTTGTGTGCCTGACCAAGCACCAAAAACTGTGGTCAAATCTGATTCACAAAAGCGCGTTGAGCGTGATGCGCATCAAGCTTATGTTGCTAAACAGCGCATTAAGGCTTTGCGTAAGATGTTACCAAAGAGGCAACGCGAGCGTGATGTTCGTGAGGAGCGTAAAGCTGCTCAAAACATGCGCGGTGTTGGTCCTGAGGAACAGGGTTTTGCCCATATATTGGGCGGTGTTGCCAGCTTTGCGGCTTGCAGTATCGCACAATCTGTGAGGAAGATGTCCAAGAAGTCCAACAAGGCTGCCGATTCCTTTACTGCTTTGTTTGATACCATTAAGACTAAGCTTGAGGAGTTCAGTGAGCTTTGTAAGAAGCTTGTTGGTTCCATTTGGATGATTCCGGTCGTTATTTTGGCACATGCCGTTATTTCACCATACTTTCATCAACCTTTGGTCGTTACTCTGTCGGGCGCTTTTCTTGCCAAGCTTTTTGGTGAGAAAGTTTGGTCATTTGCTTCGCGATATTTTTCTCCACAAAGTGAAAGTGGTGATTCCTTGGCCGGCATTGGTGGTCTTATATGCACTATTTTGTGTACTGCTGCCTTGCCCACGAAGAATGTTCCACACGCCTTGGGCGAACTTATGAAACGGATGTCAAGTTTTGAGAGATCAAAAGATGGGTTTGAAGCCTTCTTTCGCAATGCGCTTAAGTATGCCGAGAAAGCTGCTAATTGCTTGCTGAAGATATTTTCTCTTCCCGAGGTTAAGTGGGTTGGCGAGTCTGAGCGGCTTGCTGACGCTTTTTGCCGTGAGGTTGATGATTTTGAAAAACTGACGCGTGGTGGTGCTACTGATGTCAACGTCGAGAAATGTATCGCCATGGCTCAGAGGCAAGTTGAGGCTATTGGCCTTAAAACAACTGTACGCGATGATCGTTTGCGCGTTAAGATTGAGCGCTCTTTATCGAGACTCACCCTTCTTTTGCAACCTTATCAAGGTGCTATTACTGCGGCGCGGAATTTTAGGCCAGAGCCTACGTTCTTGTGTTTTTATGGTGGTAGTGCTCTTGGCAAAACTACCATGGTTACCAAACTTGCTTGCACCATATTGGTGATGTCTGGTCTGACTACCTTTGATACTGCTTTGAAGAATCTGTGGCAGAAGGGCAACACCGAATATTGGAATGGTTATGTGAACCAGAAGTGCCTTATCATGGATGATTGTTTTCAAGTCAAGCCTGTTAAGGGCGACTCTGACAACGAGTACATGAACGTCATTCGTATGATTGGCAATTGGGCTTATGCCTTGAATTTTGCCGACCTTGAGAGCAAGGGAAAGTTCTATTTTGATACTCCCCTTGTTATTGGCACGACGAATTGTGCCAACGTTGCTAATCAAGCTGACGTTTTGGTTACGCAGCCTGAAGCAGTTGTTCGCCGCATTAAACACCCTTATAAAATTTGGGTTAATGATGCTTACAAGACTGCTGAGGGTAGGCTTGACTACTGCAAGATTGAGGCCGAATTTGATGCTAACCTTAATGAACTCGAGGCGCGTGCTGACGCCCAGCCCGATGATTACTTTATGGCTTACCCCTGGCATGCGTGGTATTTGACGTACCATGACTTTTCACAACCACAGGAGAGTGGGAAGCGTCGTGAGATTGCTGATTTGATCGCTGAGGTTGTTAAGGGCATCAAGGACACCCGTGATTCGCACAACAAGGGCCTGGACAACCTTAATAGGTTTTTGAAGGGCCTTGGTGGCACTGTCACTGAACAATCTGGATTTGAGGAACCAGTCGGAGAACACTTGCATGATCCGACTGAAGTTCCTCTTGCCAGTAATCGGTTTTTAGTTGACATGCAACCATTGCAAACTCATGAGATTGTGCCAGATCAGGACGTCTCTGAGTGCTCATTCAGTGAGTATGCAAATTCAGTCGTTTTTGGTGAGGAGGATTTTTCCTATGCTGTTGTTCGGACCAATCATGTCCCCCCCCAGCCTGTGCATGAGCCCTATGAAGACGTGCATTACGATTCTCGTGAATATGTACGTATGCACACTCGTTGTTTCGTTCTTGTTGCTGATTGGTTGAGGGGGTTGCAAGAGCGACACCCCATGTTGTTCAGTGCAACGACAAGCGTCATTGGCTTTTGTTTTGGATACACATTGGTCAAATACGCTTTGCAGCTTGCTCGTGCTGCCTTTGACTTTTGCTGTTCCATATTCAAGAGCATTTTTGGGGGCAGAGGTGTGCCACGAGGTCGACCTCGCGAGCAAAGCAATGTCAGAGAGACCCGAGGAGTGCCTTCTAAGGTATTCTTCCGCAATAAGATTGTGGCAGAGTCGGGTTTTGTCGACAAGAGCCATGTGCACAATCTCATTTATGAGAATACGCACAAGATGATTCTCGGCAGGCACACTGACGACGAAGTCGTTATTGGCCAAGTCCAGTTCTTGGAACTTAATCTTGCTATGCAGCCCCGCCATTTTTCGCGTCAGATGCGTGAGAAAGTGGATGCTGGCCAGATCGGTCTCGAGGATAAGATAACCTTTGTTCGCGCGGTTTATGGTTCTGAGATATCTTTCACTGTTGGGCAATACTTGGGCTTCAGGAGGGCGCAAGTTGAGGATCACGACCTTGAATTTCTGGTATTTCCTCGTGGCAGCTTGTTGGCTTCAAAGAAGATTACTCAGTATTTGCTCACTGATGAGAAATATCAGCAGGCTATTAAGTCTGCAGCGGCGGTGCGCCTGGACGTTATGCACGAGCAAGTTCGTAAAGATACGCGCTATCAAGTGCGTCAGACACTCACCGCGCCCAGTTTTATCTACATGAAGGAGATTGCGTCGGTGAAGCAGAACAACAAGGACGTGCTTTGCTATTCCATGGACACTGAGGTTGGTATGTGTGGAGCACCACTTACCATTGCGGAGAACCGCTATTATGGTGGTAAGTGTTATCTTGGCATGCACATTGCTGGTTCACCAGGCGTTTTTCAGCGCAAAGGGTTTTCAAGCATTGTGACTGCAGAGATGGTTGCTGATGCCCGTAAGAAGCTTGGCATTTTCACTGACAAGTTGGTTGAGGACATCGCTGAACGCGGTGTTGACTTAACCATGGAGACTGAGGAACAAGCTGGTTTGAGTGTTGGCGGCGGCCTTATCAAAGGCAGTTTCACCTATTTGGGCAAGGTTGATAAACCTATATCATTGAGCCCAGATTCCAAGCTCAAGCTTTCTCCAATAGGTGAGCTTGAGCTTTTCGGGCCCAATCCGCAGCGGCCGGCACATTTGCGCCCCTTCTTTAATGATAAGGGTGAGAAAGTGTCTCCCATGCTTCAGGGCCTTGAAGCTTACACCACACCTTTGGATTATCGGCAAGTCCCTAATCTTGAGGCTATCGTTTCGCTTGCCACTAAGCCGTTCCGGGAAGCATCTGTATCAGATTACAAGGGCATTTTCTCGAAAGAGGAAGCTGTGCTTGGTGTTGAGGGTTTGAAGATTAAATCTATCGCCCGTTCCACTTCAGCAGGATACCCTTATGTTTTAACGACGAAGGCTGGCAAGAAGGACTTCTTCGGTTCTTCGGGTGATTTCTCTTTTGACTCTGAGGAGTGCAAGTCGCTTTTTGAGCGCGTCGATCATATAGTCGACAGCGCTAAACGTGGGGAACGTTTGGCCCACGTTTTTGTTGATTTTCTGAAAGACGAGACACGACCGCATGCGAAGGTTGATGCTGGGGCCACACGTGTCATCAGCGGAGCACCGCTTGATTACGTTGTGGCTTTTCGCATGTACTTCGGAGCCTTTATGGCTTCCATGTTTCGCCACCATACTAAGTCTGGCATGTGTCCGGGGATCAATCCTTTCTCCGAGTGGTGGCAATTGGCTTCACGTCTTTCTACACACGGCGACAAGTGTTTTGATGGAGATTTCAAGAGGTTCGATTCCTCTGAGCAACCGTACATACACTATGCCATTTTGGATTTTGTCAACAGGTGGTATGATGATGGCGAGGAAAATGCACAAATTCGCGCTGTTTTATGGCTTGACCTGGTTCATTCGCGCCATCTTGGTGGCGATGGAAGGGACCAATGTCACTTGTATCAGTGGAATAAGTCCTTGCCGAGTGGGCATCCCTTCACAACACCCGTCAATTCCTTGTATTCGCTTATTACGCTTACTGCTTGCTACTGCAAAGCTACAGGCGATTACGCGAATATGTGGGACCATGTTTACATCGCCACTTTCGGAGACGACAACATTGTGAATGTTGATGATGCCACGTCAGAGGTTTTCAACCAGGTTACTGTTGCGCAGCATATGGATGAGCAGTTTGGGCTCACATATACTGCTGGCAGTAAGGGCGCTGAGTTGAAACCCTACACCACGCTTGATGAATGTACCTTTCTCAAGCGTCGGTTTGTTCGCGATGACCTTGGTGCTGGTGGTTGGGTCGCTCCCCTTGACCCAGCCAGTTTCCTTTTTGTTTCTTATTATTACAAGAACCACAAGGATTTGCAAGGGGAAATTAAACACAACCTGGAGAACATGCTTGGCGAGCTGTCTCTCCATAGCGTTGAGATGTGGGATAAGTATTTTCCCACTGTGCGCGAGATTTTGGCTGACGGTGGACTCACTACCGATTTTGATGGTCGTGAGGCTTACCAACAGATGATGAAAGCGCGTCTTGATGCTTGGTTTTAGGCTTATATACGGATGGTTACGGTTAAATAAATTAACACATGGCCTAACCCATTGCCAGGACAGCCGCTTAGCCCCTGCTTTTTAGCTTACTACTCAGACGGAGTCAGAGAATTGTGTTACCTAGGTGCCACTTGAGGCGGTGGCCCTTTGTATATGTCTCGCTACCCAACATAATGAAGATTTGAGAGACACTCTAACTGAGTGTAATGAGGTTGAGGGGTTGTCCTTAAACCCTGTTTCTGAGCGCCTTGGGGTTACTGATATAGCCAATGAGGCTTGTGAGACCGTTGAGGTTGGAACTAAGGCTAAGACTAGTTTTATAGTTCCCACCCCTGGTTATCAGGATCTTTTGGAATATCTTGCTCGCCCCCGTTTGATTTCTTCAGGCAGCTTGCCTACTACTAGGAGTACTTTTGTTACATGGGACATCAGTCGCAATAATTTGACTAATACTTGGTTTCCCAATTTGTTGTCACGCTTGGCTGGTGTTCATGGCATTAGGTTTACTACACGGTTTACTTTGATGGTCGCTTCTACGCCTTTTCAGGCCAGTTTGCTTTGTCAGAACGTTCAGTACGGTGCTTTCATTGGTATTTCTAACACGTATCTGCGTTATAACAACCCTGCTTATGTCACCAATTTGCCGCATGTCAAACATGACATTGCTGAGACTACCATGTCCGTTTTAGATGTGCCTTTTCTTTATCCTCAAGATTTTATGCCTTTGTGGACAGATACAGGTGCAGATCTTTCTACGGGCGGCTCAGTAGGTGTTTATGCTTTGACTGCCCTTATGCCATACAGGGTTTTAGCGGGTGCTAACGCCCCCACTTACAAGCTACTTGTTTCTTTGCATGATGTAGAACTTATTGGTTCTATGCCTTTAGCAGCTAACGCTGTGGTTTTACAATCTGGTATTGAAACCGCTTATAGTGCCATTTCCACCGCCAAGGGCGTCTATGACAGGCTTTCATCTAAGAAGAAGTCTGTTAAGAACAATGCTGTTTTAGCTGAAGAGAAGGGTGTTAAAGGCAGTGATGTTGCACGTAAAGCTGCCAGTGTTATTAGAACGGTTGCGCCTTATGTTCCTCTTTTAAACACTGTTGGTCCTATGACGGCAGGATTATTAGATGTTGGAGCCAACGTTGCTTCTTATTTTGGTTTTTCAAAGCCGACTGTTAAGGAAGCTCCTACCCGTGTTTTCCGGAATGCCCATATTGGTGAGGGCAATGTTGACATGGATTCTGCTTCTTATGTTTTGGCACCATTTCAAAACAACAGATTGGCAGTTGATTCTCTTGCTGGTGGCACTGAAGTTGACGAGATGGCTATACAGTATGTCATATCTAAATATGGTCAAGCTTTCGTTGGCAATATGGCCACAACTGATTCAGTTAATGCTGTTTTGTATGGTGCTAATGTTTGCCCTACAAGTTTTTGGTTTAGGACCAATTCATTGAGACCTTCCGGTAACATAGCCTTGCCAGCCGGTTCAACTGCTACCACCAATAGTATAGCTTGTACACCTTTGTGTTATGCAGCTACATTTTTCCGCTATTGGCGTGGCACTTTAACTTTTAAGTTTACTTTTTCCAAAACTAAGTTTCATAGCGGTAGGGTTATAGCTGCTTATGTCCCTACACTTAAGCAAGTTGGGCCTGCTGGTATTCTTTCTACATCCATTCGAGTTCTTGAAGCTGCTGGTGGTTTGCCACAGCCCTTCAGTTATTCGAAAGTTTTTGATTTGAAAGATGCCAGTAGTTTTGAGTTTGAGGTTCCTTATGTTAGCCCTGAACCGTTTTTAGAGGTTGTTTCTGCTCATGGTGCCGTTTCTTTGACCGTTTTAGATCCTTTGGTTACTACAGGTGAGACTTCTTCCACTATTGATTACTTGGTTGAGGTTAAAGCCAATGAGGATTTCCAGTTCGGCTGCCCAGCATCTCCTATGTTTGGCATTTTGAATGGATCCACTCCTGCTAATGTGGTTGCTTTGCAGTCCGGGCTTGGTGGTGTTGATGACATTGATAACACTGTGTCTCAATACACCATGGGTGAGCAGATTCTTAGTTTTAAGAGCTTAATGATGATACCCAATTTCACTTGTGCGGATTGTCCTCCTGCCACCACTTCCAACACCGCGTTGTTTCCTTATTGGTTTTTAAGTACCATACCTGCTGCAGTTCCTTTGCCGCCCACTACT